ATTTAAAGCCCCATCCTTTCATTACAAGCGCCTGTCCCAGAGCCAACGCCACCGCCATCCGCCACAACAGAGCTATCGGGTTGGCGCAAAGTCGCCAACCCCCACTCCAAGACCTATGAGACCACCTCCGCGGTACACCACCAAGTTCGCCAGGAGGCCCCACATTGCACCACACGGTAGAGTGCAACTTAAAGTCAAGACACGCATTTCTTCCAGCAATGTGCGTGCGGCCGACGACGTTCTCGGTGGAGAACTGCAGGGTTTCTTAGGGCCAACGATCGAAGGACGGGTTCCTTACATCACTACGAGCAGCAGAGCCGATTTCCTGCATGCATTTGACAAGAGGATTAATTTCCACACAAACTTGGAGGCCACGCCCAAGTTTCAAAGAATCAGCAGGAGCATGATCAAACGGCTCTGTCCAAACACAATGCCTCGTTTTGATTGGGACCCGGAGCTTTTCGAGGAGTGGATTAGCAAATTCAGCACGGAGAAGGAAGGCAGGATGAGGACAGCAATCGAGACGCAAGGGTTGCAACGGGTGAGAGACTATAGTGACAAGGAAGTCTTCACCAAAATCGAGAGTTTAGTCAAGCCAGAGACCACAGTCAAAGGACGAGTGATCTTCAAGGGTACTGATCTCTACAATGCCGTGTCGGGCCCCATGTTCATGGAGCTCATGCGCAGGTTCAAACTGTGCGAGCACGGGCACAAGTTAGGTTACCGTTTCCAGGTGGCCTACAAAGAGACGACAGACAGTATCTCGGAGTTCATTTCGGGAGGACCCTCTGGCTCCTACTTGGAAGCCGATTTCACCGCCAATGACAAGTACCAGTGTAAGACGGTACAGCGGTTGGAATTGGTTTTGATGAAACGCCTCGGAGCACCCAAGTGGTTCCTGAGGCTGCACTCAGCCACCAACAGGTGCAGAGTGTTGAACGGGAAGTACGGGCTCATGGCTTGGATAGAGAACCAACTACCAACCGGAGCTACCGACACTACTTTCCGCAATTCTTTTTTCAACCTCTGCATCTTCAATTACTGGTGGTTGGGAGCACGTCCAGGAACAACACGCGTTGCTATTCTCGGGGACGACATGCTGGCGGCCACGCAGCATTGGGTACGGCGGGCTAGCGCCCGCTACAAGAAGTGCGCGGAAGAGGCACGCATGGAAGTCAAGGTACAGATGTACCAGCACATTTCCCAGTGCCATTTTCTTTCGAAGCACTTTTACCCGTGTGAGAGCGATGACCGCCCGGTTATGCTCCCCTTCCTCGGCAAGGTGCTCGCAAAGTTCAACGTGCGGCCCAACAACAATGCCGCGGTAACCAACGACGAGTACATGGCAGGCAAGGCCCTTTCGGCTTGCTACGAGTTTAGACACTGCCACGTATTGCGCTCTATGTTCGCAGAGCGCGCTCATCTCCATCTGCAGAGGACCCTCGGGTCCTTCTCAATGGAGGGCGTCAGTTGGAACGTCCGCGAGTTAGCACGGGACTTTGCTGAGCTCGCCACCACCTCCCTAGCAGAAGCCACTGAGTTTCGCGTCAATCTGAGGGACGGTGTTGGACATGATGTCGAGCGGAGGGTTGAGCGTATGCAGTTCCCCAATCTTGTCAGGGAGGAAGACCTTTTGTCCTTCTGGCAAGCCCGCCACCCCACCCTATCCACAGCCGAATTGCTTTCCGCTTTTCGACGCGTCGTTTGCCACGAGGACCCCTGCGTGCTGTCACGCACAGTACTGCAGATGTTAGTCGACTACTAGTCAGAGCGCCACACACTCAGTTTGTGACGCGAACGCGAGCAAACGTGCCCATTGCCCCCCCCCCCCGAAGGGTTTTCCGATCACGGATCGTTCCCTTCCCGGACC